TCTCGTGAGACCTGTCATTAAGGACGGCAAGGGATACCATGATGTGGTCATGGATTACATGGCATTTTTTGACACAGACGAATCCCTGATTGATCCCATTGCAATTATCCACCCGCTTTCAAACGGAAAGCACATGCTTTTTACTCCAGACGAATATATAAAGTTCGATATGGAGGGGAAAATATTAGAGCGGGAACCGAACATTTATAAACGCCTTCCCTTTGCCTATGCGTTTTCCGAATATGGTGAATGGGACAATTCGGGCATGAATGATGTAGTGGACGCAAACCTTGTATACAACGAGGGTCTGACAAACCTTCATCACACACATTATTTCCAGAGTTTTAAAATACCTTACGTTATTTCAAGCATGAGCCTAAATGGCGTAAAGGTGGAGTTGGACGTGTCAAAGCCCATCGTACTTGAAAATGCGGGGGACACAAAGATCGGTATGCTTGACTTGCAGTCAAATTTCACGGAATCTATCAATGTTATGAAGTTTACACTTGACAGGGTATTGTCAAATTACCACATGAGGGCGGAATTTGATGATAGCGGAAACGTCTCAAGCGGATTATCTATTATTGCCCGAAAGTCGGGGCTGATCGAGGCACGGGAAGCCATGATACCCGGTTGGAAGCGGTTTGAGGATGATCTGTTTGAAATTGAGCGAATGGTCTGTGAAAAGAACAGGAAACCCCTCGAGAAAGAAAATGAGGTCGTATTTGCCGAACAGGAAATCTTGCGCGATCCCGCAGACGTCAGGGCCGAGTGGGATTGGCTGATTGACAACGGATATAAAAGACCGGTTGATTACCTGATTGAGGAAAGGGGCATGAGTGAAGAGGAAGCCATGAAGCAAATGGAAGAGGCCGGCGGGACATTGACCGAAGCACTAAGGGCACCTGTTGAAGGAGATTAACATGCTACAAAGTGGGAGGCTTGGGCGTATAAAGGTTCCGGCAAAAGACTTGACGGCAGAATTCTTTGCCGATCTTGCAAAGAGCTTTGTGGTGATGCGTGCAGAGTACCGCCCCCGCGGGATGTATTATGAATATTGGGGCTATTCGGATCGCTTTGAACCGGCTACCGGTGAAATTCCCTTATATGATCTGGATGTGTTGAAATGATTTCTGTTGAATGGGAAAAGGTCAAGCTGAAATACATAAACGCCATGTACAAAGAGGGCATGAGCGTGTCTAAGATGTTGCGGACCATAAAGAGCACAGATGCGGGGCAATACATTCTGAAAGAGCTTGGATTTGAAAAGACAATCGACAAAGAATTGAAGAGTTATGCCGCCCGGGCTTTACTTGGAATGGAAGCCGTAGCGCCCGTGACAGAGGGGGTTCTTCAGGGGATATATGAAATCAACAAAGCAACCTTTATAGATCAAATACGTTTGTCTGCAAAGGAAGTACAAAAAGAACTGATGAATACGATTCTCACGGGTGCTTCGAGATCTTCTCTTGTTGAAAGAATTGGAAAGTTAGATTCAACGTTGAGGGCTGATCAGATACAGACAATCATATCAACAATGCAGGTAACCTATATGAGGCAGGTACAGGCCTATATGGGAAGAGAGCTGCCAGAATCAACCCTTTATGTTTATGCCGGCCCGATCGACGATAAGACGCGCCCTATCTGCCTTGAGATGGCCGCCGCCGGTGAGCTGACAATGTCTGAAATAGAGGAACGGTTTCCGGGTGCTTTTATAAACGGGGGAGGTTTTAACTGTCGCCATCATTGGCGGACTGTTACGAAATTCACGAAAGAAACGGGACTCTCGAACCCCGAAGAGGCGAGAAGGCGACTTAATGATTAAGTTTACCTCAACATATTGGAAAAATCTTGGTGACGAAGTGCGTGATTTATTTTATAAGCACGTCGTTAAAGATGGGAAAGATTACAAGGGTGATCCGTTTAAGGCATATAACGATTATTATAAATGGAGAAAGACAAGCGGAACTGTTTTTAAACAAATTGGCAAACGCCCAAGAAAAGCAACCGGCGGGAGACAGTCATCTACGTCTGGAACCCCGGACTTGAGGTTAACCGGCGACATGATGAGTGAATATGAAGTCACCAAATACAATAAAAAAATGGTACAGATTGGGTGGCTTTCAAGCACCGACAAGGTGCAATATAATGCAGATAACGGGCGCAGGATACACGGGACAAATTCACTTCCCTTTCCCCCGGAAATAATGAAGCATATTGAGGAAGACATTTCTATGCACTTATTTAAACAGGCGGATAAATACATGAAAAGTAAGGTTGAGATAAAAATGGACATTTGACTCAAAAATTAAATGTCCGTAAATTTATAAAGAGGAAAATATGAATACACCTTATGTGACAGTAGCCCAATTTCAAAGCCGGTTCCCGGATGCGTTTGATTATCCGTCACTATTTCGGCAGATTTCGACCGTCACCTTGACAGGGACAAGCGGAACGGCGACCGTAACGGGGGCTGGGCTGACAAAGACCGCTACATTTTCGGACAGCCTGGAAAAAACCGCCGAAAACTTTGTGACGGCGAACGCCTCAGCCTTTGACGCGGTTGATGTGACATTGACATCGAGCGGGGATGATCTGATTTTTACCGCCAAGACGATGGACGACTTCACAACCCCGACAATTACAAACGCTACGGGTGATCTTGCGGGAACGGTGGCTTCAACTGACACTTATTCCTCTACCATTGTTCAGGGATACCTAAACGAGGCGGGGAGATATTGCGAAGGCAGACTTGGATATATGCCGAACAAGGCAACTGTATCCTACACTTATGACTATGACGAACCGTTTGTGTTGGCTGTCCTTCGCAAGGCATACGCGTATATCGTTTATGACAACAACCCATCCTCGGGGCTTGCCGATGAATTGTCGGAACGTTCTGATGAAATCCTTGACATGTACATATCCGGTGATCTTAAATTTTCCTATTCCGCGAACATGGAATACCGTATCGTTGAGACCGTGGATTCGAGTTCAACAGGGATCATCCAGGTTTCGGGGAAATACACCGGGGAATCACGGATACAGCGGATTGAAATTGTAGTCGGTGGTGCGGTAGGGACTGCCACATGGAAATTTCGGATTGATGATGATGAATCATTTGGGTCAACGTTGACAACATCCCGTCAGGAATACGCTATTATGGGCGGATTGTGGGTCGCATTTGGAGATGGAACGTTTGTGGCGGGTGATAAATGGGATATTTACTGCTCGGGCGACAAGGTGTCGTCCGGCAGTCGGATATACAACATACAAGCAACGCGCTGACGGACAGCGTAAAAAACGGAGGCTATTATGGCTGAAGACGGTAAGGGGACGCCGCAAAATCTCGATGGCGGTAACACTCCACCGAAAGAGGGTGACAACATGGTTCCGAGCTATCGGTTAAAAGAGGAAGCGGACAAGAGGCGCGAACTTGAGACCCGATTGGCGGAAATCGAAAAACAGGAACGAGAAAGAAAGGCGAAGGAACTGGAAGAGCAGGGAAAGTATAAGGAACTACTCAAAGAACGCGATCAGGAACTCGAGAGGGTAAAACAGGAAGCGGAACGGTATAAGGGAATTGCCGGAAAGTGGCAAGGCTACGAACAGGAAAAGAAAAACGCCCTATTAGAACGAATTCCCGAGGACCGAAGAGAGAAGTTTGCAAACCTTGGATTGCAGGAACTTGAGGCTATCGTTGAAATGGTATCGCACGAGCCCCCGAAAGACCCGACAAACCCATCAGGCGTACAACGCCCACAGGGAATGTTTGACGGATATGCAACTCTGACTGAATTTGCAGAGGCGATGTTCAGAAAGGGATCAGAGGGAAAGAAGCGATATGACGAGGTCGTCTCTGAGCTTCAAGCACAGGGGAAATTATGATCGACGTAAAACGAATTAAACGGGCTCTTATGCAGATGCCTATGTCTCACCAGATCGCCAAAGATATAATCTTTCTCTGCGACGATTACTACCTAAAAAATGAGGAAAAACGTGAAATTCGATCCAGAAAAACACAGACTGGCGGGACCGGCAAACAATTACACGGGAATGCACCCAAGTCTAAATAGGCTTGAAATTGCATTTGACCGAAAGACCGGAAGACAGTTGTACGTGTTAGACCGGAAGGAAATCATTTCCACAGAGGACGCGTTTGCCCTTTCCACAGGTAGAGATCGCCTAAAAGAAATCACAAACATAAGGAGACATTAATATGTCTGTTGCAGGTGATACGACTTATCTCGCCTCTGGGCTTTTGGAAAAAATTCAGAGCGACGCGATAATTCAAATGACACAGGCGGGGGTTACCTCCCAGCTTGTACGGAAAGTTTACCATCCCAGGGCTGACACGATTACAATTCAGGCTTGGAATACGGGAACTCATCAGATCACTTCCGGCGATGTTGGAAGTGTGACCGACGGGTCAGAGGTGTCGGCATCTTATCTCGGATCAGAAAAGAAGACCATCACGTTGGCACCTTACGCTGTCCGGTCTGATGTTTACGACGATACGATTTACAGTTCACAGGACGATCCTGCCGGACCGCTTGGCCGAATTTTGGCGAATGCGATTGCGGCACACATCGACAAAACCCTAAACGCACTCTTTGACGGCTTTTCAAATGCTGTCGGTACATCTACCGCTGGATTAACTGTGGATAATTTGTTTTCTGCAGTTAGCTCTATTGAGACCAACGAGGGTGTCGGGCCATTTTACGGTGTGTTCTATCCTTCCCAAATCGTGGGCGATTATGGACTGTCAAATGATATTGTAACCTCAACACAGTTCGGCGGGTCCCCTTCGTTGCAAAGCCAGGGGCTGATTGACGCGTACTTCCAGAAAGTGGCCGGTGTGGAGATTTTCAAATCCACGCAGTTCACGGAAACAAGTAACGCGGTCAAGGCCGGCGTGTTTACGCGAGATGCTCTCGCTCTCGGCTATTCCGGGCCCCCGTCTGGAATCAAGGTTGAGAAAGAGCGCGCCGCCACCTACCTTCGGGACATTTATGTTGCGTCATCCTTTTTTGGCGTGACGGAATGCGTTGATGGTTGGGGTGTTGAAGTTCACACAAGAACGAGTGCCCCGTGATAAACGGTGTTAAAATCATGGTCGGGGTTGCAACATACCCCGGCCATTCTTATATCCGGGATCGGTTTAAAGAGCATTTATATCAAATCGTTCAAAAGACCAAATATCCCGTAAAGGTGTTTATACTCTGGAACGGGGCGGGTAAGCCCCAAAAGTATTTTCCGAAATGCACCTGTAAGACCATGAAATTTGGTGCAGGCACAAAGGGTGTCGAAATCCTGCGCCGAAAGCACAATGAACTAAGAAAACAATTTTTAAAATCAGACTGCACACATTTTTTTATGTTGGAAAGTGACAATCTCCCACCGGCGGATATTTTAAACCGGCTTGTCGCCCATGATGTCCCTGTGGTTCAGGGCGTATATTTTATCAGGGCAGAGCAAAAGATGAAGTATCACATGCCGATGAACGCCCAGATGTTGGCGAAGTACGGCGAGTTAGCGGGGAAAGATATTTTTATTATCAAATCACAGGATTCCCCCGCGATGTGGATCCAGGACGGGGATAATATTAGACTTGGAAAAATTGAAGACGTAGTTCCTCAAAGGGGATTAATTGAAACCTATGCGGGGGCAATGGGTAACACGCTCATCAAAAGGGAACTGTTGGAAAAGATAGAATTTCGGATACGGGATGGGGAAATTCAGCAATTTACAGATTTTCTATTTTGGCATGACGCACAAAAATTAGGTTATAGGACATATACAGATACATCGATAATGACGGGTCACGTTCATCCATACGATGAAATAGGTGATCAGGATAAATGGTTTAAACCGTTGACATTGGAGGCGGAATGATATTGACACATCCGGAAATATTTGCGAACAACAACAATGGAAATGCGGTTGTAAAAGTGACCGCCCCGCAGGCGACCGGGGGAACGGCGAAGTACGTATCAATCAGCACGAAGTTAAATAAAGTCGTGACAAGCGAAAATAAAGTAAGAATTTACAGGGGGACAAAGGCATGACGGACTTTAAAAGCATAAATACCCTTTGGCAAAAGGCAATGACCACGGACGCGTCGGGCGATCCTGCGTTACGGGTCGTGATGGACGATGCACCGTCGGAGTACTCGGCGACTGTGACATATTCCGAACATGAACCGTGTTTTAAAGACGGGGTTTTGTATATTTCACAGGCGGATTCAAACACGGGAAATGACCCCGCGACTGACGATGGGACGAATTGGGTTGAATACATTGAAAACAAAGGTGTCGTTCCGGCTTCATCTGCCGAGATAAACACGGGGACGGATAGCGTTAAATACGTTACAGCGTCTGGATTTGCTTCTTCACACTATGCCGACGGGCTGTATATCGGGGTTGCGTATAACAAAACAACCAATACTTGGACACGGAGAGGCAAGGCAATCGGTCAGGCGGTGGGTGCTAAGTTATCCAGTACCTTTATGCCGTACCTTGACCGTATTCGGGGATGTGTGATTGATACGAACATTGAGGTGCAATATTATCTTGATGATTCCAATCACTACAACCGTGATGGAGTAGACCCGCAGGTCACCGGAACAGATGATGCGGGGACTGCTAATAAGCTGTCAGATGCGGGCGTGTTTACAGAAGTCGAAAGCTATTATGTCGGGAAGTACGTACATAACACGACCGACGATACGTATGCCATGATAACGGCAAAAGACAGCGACGATGTACTTTCGATTGATGCTGACATTATGGACACGGGGGAAACCTTTGAAATCTGTACGGCCGTTCTGAATGGTGACGACGGCAACGTGATGATTGAGTACCCGAAATTCTACTACAGGTTTGAGTTTGATTCTGACGGTTTCACGCTTGATTTTTCCGAATATCAACTGCCTGGTTTTTCACTTTGTCCCGCACATGCACGGGAGGGGCGTGAAA